GGAGAAAAGAACTTACGTATCGGATAACGGTCTTTTTTCTTACACTTATTTAACTAGAAAATCAAAATACAATAAACCTAAAGATGAAATGTTTAATCTAAAAAAAGAATTAGATTTGTGTGTTGAAAATCAAGAATTTGAAAAGGCGGTAGAACTTAGAGATAAGATTAAAAAATTAGAAGAAAACAAAGAAGAATTGTTAAAACTTAATAATGAACTTAATGAGTGTATTAAAAATCAAGATTTTGAAAGAGCAATAGTATTAAGAGATACAATTAAAAAATTAAAGTAGTGAGTTAATATTAAGTTTTAAAATCCACCTAAATGGTGGATTTTTTTTTATAATATATTATTTATTATTATGGCAATTAAAAAAACATCAATAGAAGGAACAAAAATTACTTGTGAGATTGATTCAAGTAATTTAAAAACAACTGAATATGATACTGAATCTAAAAAATTAGTTGTTGAATTTAAAAATGGGTTTAAATATGAATACGATGAGGTTCCTCACAATATTTATGCTCAATTTAGATTATCTGAATCACAAGGAAAATTTTTTAATACATCTATTTCAAAATCCTACAAATATAAAAAATTAGATAAATAAATTTCACGCCATATTTATATACATGGCAAACACAGAAAAAATTATCAATAGTTTTTATCTTCAAGATGAATTTAATCCTGATTTATGGGATAATTCGGATGACCCAAAAAAAGTAACTTTAAAGCCGGACATTAGAGAAAGACTACTTAAAGTTGCGAATCTTTTTATTGATTACTTGGATACTGATTTATATATACAAGACATAATTTTTGTTGGTTCATTAGTTGGTTATAATTGGAGTGAATTTTCTGATTTTGATATACACGTTTTAATTGATTTAGATGAATCTGAAAATAGAAAAATGACTGAAGAGTTATTCAGGTTAAAGAAAACAGTATTCAACGCTGCACATGATATTAGAATAAAAGGTTACGAAACAGAACTTTTTGTCCAAGACGCAAACGAAGAAAATAGTATTGTTGGGGTGTATTCATTATTAAATAACGAATGGATAAGAAAACCAGATAAAGAAAACTTCAAAGTAGATAAGAAAAAACTAATGACCAAAGTTAATCAATGGATGGATATAATTGATGATGTTTTAGAAAATGCTGAAGATGAGGATATTGACGATGCCGTTAAACTTGTAAAAAAATATAGAGAAAAATTAAGGAAATATAGAACCTGTGGATTACAAAAAGAAGGTGAGTTTTCTTATGAAAATCTTGTATTTAAATTTTTAAGAAGAAATGGTTATATTGCTAAATTAGAGAACTTTAAAAACGAGTTCGTTGATAAAAAATTATCATTAGAACAAGAAAATAAGGAATAATAAATAAATTACTATTTATTGATATATTTATATATAAAAAATTATGCCAACGACAGCTTGTACAAACAATTATTATAACACCGTTGTAGTGGGTGTTGCAAATAATGTTACTGGTGGAACATCCGTAGTAACATTTAACACACCTAAACCTGAATGGACTGATGGTAACGGTCAACAGGCCAAACAGTGTAGTTCAGTTGCTATTGGTGGATTTAATGGACTAAACAGTTAAAAAAAATAAAAAATGGGAGATTTAAGACCTTTAGGTAGTGAGAAATTGGAAGGTATGAATAAAATAAGTCGTATCATGGAAATTGCTCGTTATAAAGAAACACCTAAGCAATCTATAAATGAATTGTCTACGACAAATTATACAATAACATTGTCTGACGGAAATATGTATGCGATTGTAAAAGAAAAATTAGGATACATTATTAAAAGTGGATTAAATGAATCAACTTTGGATTACATTGATCATATGAGACATAGAAAACACTATAGATCTTATTCTGAAGCAATGAAAAAATTAAACTTGATGGCTTCTGAAATTAATAGAGTTTCAGGATTTGAAGAAAATATTAGTTTAATTGGTGAGCAAACCGACGTAAAAAAAAAATTCATATTAAAACTTCCTAATACTTCTAAAACTAAACCAGCAGCAGAAGATCCTTCGACACCTGCAACTCCACCACCTGCGGAAGATATGGGATTAACACCACCGGCACCTGATGCTATGGGTATGGGTGATATGGGAGTAACACCACCGGCAGAAGATATGGGGGCAGAAACGTCACCATCACCTGATGCTATGGGTATGGGTGATATGGGTGCAACACCACCACCTCCAGGTGACGATATGGGTATCGAAGATATGGGTGGAGAAGTTTCACCATCACCTGAAGATGGATTAGGTGGAATTGGTGATGAGGAATCGGATGATGAGGAACCACAAGGACCTACAGGATTAAAATCGATTCAAAAACTTACAGGTAGATTAAGTCAAAAATTAAGGTCCTTTGAAAAAGAAAAAGGGTTAGATTCACAAGACATTAAGTATGTTTTAAATTCTATTATTTCTGCACTTGATCTTGAAAATTTAGATGAGGATGATAAAGACGACATTATTTCTAAATTTGACGGATCCGATGAATACGGAGAAGAAGGGGCCGGAGAATTAGATTTATCTTCAGAAGAAATGCCTGAAGATGATTTTGGCATTGGTAGTACTAATGAAATGCCACCACCCCCATCAAATGAACCACCAATGGTTGAGTCGAAGGTCGATAAGTTAATCAAATCCTATTTTAAAATTACTGAAGAAGAAAAACCAATTTTAGAAGAAAAAAAGAAAAAAGAATTTCTAAAGAAAAAAATACAATATATTGAAACAAAAAATGAAATTAGAAATTTAAGCGAATCAGTAAAACAAATGTCTAAAGCATTGAATTTATTTGAAAGTGATGCTAAATTTATTGGTAAAACAAATAAAGAAAATTTAGTGTTTGTTAAAAACGGAAAACAAATTAGAGTAACACCAATAGGAAAAATTATATGAATTTAGTATATGTAAATGAATTAGGCCCAAATTATAAAGGAGATAATGTTTATGAGTTTATTTTTTCAGATTTGGATGATGTATGGGGTGAAGATTGGGATGCTGAACCCGCCTCCGGTAAACCTTTACCACCTGAAATAAATTATATAAAAAAGGTTGGGGTTTTAAAAAATTCTGATATACAGTTAGAATTAATTCAAAAATCTGATTTTTTTGGTATATATGACGCAATTGATGGCGTTATATCTTTAGCTTGGGAAAATGCAAATAGTGATGAGGTTTTAATTCACAAAAGAAAAAGATTAGTTTTTCAATACAACGAAGGTATTGAAAGTGTTGAAAACAAACTTTATGAACGAGATATCGTATTAAAATGGGAAAAAAATTTAGTACAAGATGAGAAATATGAATCCTAAAAAAGCAAGACTTCTACATGAAGGATTTTCTATTACAACATTAGAAAATTTAAATGAATCACAAATTAATCTTTTGTATGAAAAGGTTAAAAAATCAGAAAAAGAAACTAAGGAAGCAACGACAAAAACTATCACATCCACAACATATAGCCCTGGTGAAGCAAAAGGTAAGTCATTTCAAGGAACTACAACAATTAAAGATGACGGAAGTGTTGAAGTAACCAAAGAAGGCGAAGTTACGGAAAAGGCTTTATCTAAAAAACAACAACAGTTTTTTGGTATTGTTAGAGGAATGCAAAAAGGTGATATCCCTAAAAAAGGTAAAGCAGGTAAAGCGGCAAAAGATATAGATCCTGAAGATGTTAAAGATTTTGCAAGTACCAAACACAAAGGATTACCAACAAAAAAAACAGACAAAAAAGAAACAAAAGAAGATAGTAAAAAAAGTTTAAAAAAATTAGAAGAAAATATTCTAAGACTTTTAGAAAATGATTTACCTCCACACACAACAAAAGGTGAATTATTAAAAACAATTAAATCATTTAAAAGATAATGAATGTCTTTAACAAGAGAACAAGCTCTTTTAGAATATGCGAAGTGCGTAAATGATACACCATATGCGCTTAAAACTTATTTACAAACTTACGATAATACACAATCTAAATACGTTCCATTAGAATTATTTAATGATCAAGTAACACTCGTGAAAGATTATGACACCTGTGAAGAAAATATTGCGTTAAAATATCGACAGGCAGGAGTATCAACAGTAACATCTGCATGGGCATCAAAAAGACTTGTATTTGCCCGTAAAGAAAAACCTGAAAAAATCCTTATTATTGCAAACAAAATGGATACTGCGGTTGAGATGGCGAATAAAGTTCGAGCATTTGTTGACCAATGGCCAAAATGGATGGGTGTTGGGTTTTCTGCTGAAAAAAATTCACAAAGACATTTTAAATTAACTAATGGTTGTGAGGTTAAGGCGGTGGCAACATCAAAAGATGCCTTACGTGGTTATACACCAACGATTCTTATTTTTGATGAGGCAGCTTATATAAATGCGGATGAGGACTTTTGGTCAGCATGTATGGCATCACTTTCAACAGGAGGTAAAGTAATCGTTATTTCAACACCTAATGGTTTTGACCCAATTTATTATTCTATTTACAGTCAGGCGGTTAAAGGTATGAATGACTTTAGAATTACTGAGATGTATTGGTTTAGAGACCCAAGATATTCTAAAGATTTAAAATTAGTTAAATGTGATGATATTGTTCATTACATGTTAAATAGAGGTGATTATAAAGACGAAGAAATCACAATTGATTATAGTGAAATTAAAGTTAATGAACGTGATTTTAATGAAATAAAACAAAAAATAGAAAACGAGGGGTATAAAGCATATAGTTCTTGGTTTGAGGCAATGGCCAAAAAATTAAAGTTTGATAAAAGAAAAATATCACAAGAATTAGAGTGTAACTTTTTAGGTTCAGGGGATAATGTTATTCCGGCAGAAACCATGAAAAAAATTAAAGAAAAACATATTAGAGAACCTGAAAATAAATTTATGGGTGGTGCTCTTTGGCAATGGAAAGAACCCGTTGCTGGACACAGATATATAATGGGTGTTGATGTGTCAAGAGGTGATAGTGAAGATTTTAGCACATTATCCATTATTGATTTTGATGCAAGAGAACAGGTGTTAGAATATATAGGTAAGGTTCCTCCTGATATTTTAGCAGAAATTGCATTTAAATGGGCAACTATGTATAACGCATTTATTGTAACAGATATAACAGGTGGTATGGGTGTTTCTACATCAAGAAAATTACAAGAACTTGGATATAAAAACCTTTATGTGGATGGGGTAAACCCGGCAGATAAATGGAAATGGGATCCAAAAAATCAAGACAAAATCCCTGGAATCAATTTTAATTCAAAAAGAGTATTAATAATACAATCATTTGAAGAGGCGTTAAGGTTTGATTTTTCATTAAAATCACAAAGATTATTTAATGAGTTAAACACATTTGTTTATGTAAATGGAAGACCTGACCACCAAAAAGGTCAACACGATGACTTAATCATGGCATTTGCTATGGCTGTTTACGTCGGTGAAACTTCGTTTGCACAATTAGAAAAGGCAACGGAACAAGCAAAAGTTATGTTAGAATCGTGGACAACTGATAAAAGAGAATATAAAGATTCATCAATAAACTATAATCCAGGTATACCGGCAACAACCGGTTTTCACGACTATTCAAATAACCAAGTCACTAAAAGTGATTATGAAAAGTATTTATGGTTATTCGGAGGAAAAAGAGTTTAGTTTATTTTATCTCCAACTATTTTTAAAATAAAAAAATATGGCACAAGAAAAATTAACCGTTTGGCAAAGGTTGGGTAAGGTTTTCGGACCAAACTCTACTTTGGACCAACAACCACCTGTTTTTAAATTTGATAAACAAGAACTATTAAAGACAACAAATAAACAGGAATATGAGAATGAAAAGTTACAAGCTCAGCAATCATTATATATTGGAAAACAATGGCAAAAGGTAGAAAGTAATTTATACCAACAAGCGGTTTATTATGAACCAACAAGGATGGCTTCATATTATGATTATGAATCTATGGAGTATACTCCTGAAATTTCAGCAGCATTAGACATATATGCCGAAGAATCAACAACTCCTGACCAAGACGGATTTATTTTAAAAGTTTACTCCGAATCAAAAAGAATAAAACAAGTATTAACCGATTTATTTACAAACAAACTAGACATTAACACTAACTTACCTATGTGGACAAGAAACACATGTAAGTTCGGTGATAATTTTATATACTTAAAACTTGATCCAGAAAACGGTATTGTCGGTTGTCAACAATTACCAAACATTCAAATCGAAAGATTGGAAAAGGGTATGAGATTCCAACCTGACAAATATTCACAAGAAATGGAAAACGATGCGTTAAAGTTTGTTTGGAAAGAAAAAAACATGGAATTTAACACTTGGGAGGTTGGTCATTTTAGAATTTTAGGGGACGATAGAAAATTACCTTATGGTACTTCTATGTTAGAAAAAGCAAGACGTATTTGGAAACAATTACTTTTATGTGAAGATGCAATGTTAATATACAGGGTATCTAGAGCACCCGAAAGAAGGGTATTTAAAGTTTTTGTTGGTAACATGGATGATAAGGATGTAGATGCGTATGTACAAAGAGTTGCTGGTAAATTTAAAAGAGATCAAATTGCGGATCCAAAAACAGGAAATGTGGATATGAGATATAATCAATTGGCGGTAGATCAAGATTATTTTATCCCTGTTAGAGATGCTGCGGCCCCTGACCCAATTACAACATTAGCAGGTGCGGCTAACTTAGCGGAAATAGCTGATATCGAATATATCCAAAAGAAACTTGTTACCGCGTTAAGAATACCAAAAGCATATTTAGGTTTTGAAGAAGCTGTTGGTGATGGTAAAAACTTATCATTACTTGATATTAGGTTTGCAAGGACAATTAATAGAATACAAAAATCGATGATTGCAGAACTTAATAAAATTGCAATTATTCATTTATTTTTATTAGGGTTTGAAGATGAGTTAACTAATTTTACTTTATCATTAAATAATCCATCAAAACAAGGTGAATTATTATCATTAGAAATTTGGAAAGAAAAAATTACATTATATAAAGACGCGTGTGCAGAAATTACAAATAGTGTTGCTCCTGTATCGGCATCTTGGGCTAAAAAACACATTTTAGGATTCTCTGATGAAGAAATTAGGTTAGATATACAACAACAAAGAGTAGAAAGAGCGGTTGCGGCTGAACTCGCAAAAACCGCTGAAGTTATTACTAAAACAGGATTATTCGATAATATAGATAATTTATATGGTAAAAAAGATGGTGAACCTGCAGGTGAAGCACCGGCAGGTGGTGCAGAGGCCGGAGGGGCACCACCAGCACCTGAAGGAGGAGGTGCAGAAACCGGAGGGGCACCACCAGCACCCGAAGGAGGAGGGTTAACTCCTGAGAGATTAGTAAGAAAAGACTTAGATTTACTATTAGAAGAAAATCTTTTTAACGGTAAAGACTTTATGGATTTATCAAAAGGAAGATTAAGTTTAGACCAAATAGATCAAAAATTGAAAGATTTAATCAATAAGTGATATTTATAAATAAAATATTATGAACACATTTGGAACTATTAAGACAAAAATAGAGAAAACTGCGGTTGAATTATCTAAAAAACCGGAATTTAAAAGATTTATTTTTGAATTTAACTCTTTGATTTTAAAAAATAAAGATTTATCCGAGTTATACTACATCTACGACGATTTATCATCTAACAAAGGAATGCCAACCGATATTGCTAATGATTATATAAATGAAACTGTCGAATATTCACAAGTTTTGATTGAAAGCCAAACAAAACGTTTAAAAGATATTAATTACTGGATAAATTCATGGAATAAAAATTCAGATAATGATTATTCGGATATTGATAATGCAATATACAGTAAAGGTATAAGAAACCTTGAATCAATTCTTGAGTCTAAAAAAAATATTAAAAATATTATAACAAAAGAAGAAATTAAAAAAACGGTAACTGAAAGTATAAACTTACCAATATCATCCATTGTTAAAATTGCAAATGAAAGTATAAAAAAAGAACTAGGATCTTTAAACGAAAACGATAAAAAAGAACTTGATGAAATATTATCTTTAAATGGTGAAGAATTAAAAGAGAATTTTGAAAAAACAAAAAATATTGTTTTAGATAACTTAAAAGTTTCAATAAATGAATCTTCAGATAAAGAACTTAAAAGTACTATAAATAAAACAATCAATAAAGTAATGGAATCTAAATGTAGCCATTATGATTATTATAAACTAAAAAAATTAAGTCTGGGACTATGAAAAAATTTTTTAGTAAGGCTTCAAGATTATTTATGGACTGTGATGGTAATGCTTCATCAAAAAGATTTATAGGAATATTATGTGGTGTTTCTTTATGTGTTACTTTGTATGTAGATAGTTACAGTCATGGAGACATCAAACCATCTGACACATTAGTAAATGCTGTTGCTATGTTAGCGTTCGGATGTTTGGGTCTTACGTCAACGGAAAAGATTTTTGGAAAAAAAGACAAAAATCAAGAATCTAATTGATTCTTTTGCTTGTATTGAGCTTTTTTAATTTCGGCCCTTCGTTTTACGGAGGGTTTTTTGTATTCTTGTCTTTCCTGAAGTTTTTGAATTTGTTTTGTTTTATAAACTTTAAATTTATAAGACTTTAACGCTTGTTCAATAGACTTTTCATTTTTTACTTCAATTATAATCATAAATTTTTTTGGTTTTACAATATAAATAGTAACAATTTTTTAAAATTTTGACAACTTTTATTTTTTTTATTATAATTGTTAAAAAATAAACTTGTAAGTCATGAAGAATGAAAAAAGGAAAAACATCAAAATTAAATGTTTTTGATGATGCAAAATGTCACTATGGAACAGTTGACTCAAAAGAATTAAAATCAATTTATATTGTATTACAAACTTGGGTAGAACCAATAACAGATGAAGACAATTGGACAAAAATAACAGGTTTAATAAAAAGACAAATCCAACACACATTATTGGAAGTTGTTGATTTTACGACATTTGAAAGAAAACAAATTGTTGATCTAGATTTAAGAACAAGCGGAATTCAAAAAAATAAAAAAAGTTTTTTAAACTTAGAAATGACTTTATTTGTTCACGATAAAACGATTGATTTTAAATCGCTAATTTTAAGGGCTAAAATTAAAAAAATTATCACAGCTGTCTATTTTGACGATCTAAAAAACTCAAAGTATTTTACACTTAGTAAAACAAAAAATAAAGAAACAGAACTTAGTGAATATTTATCATAAAAAAGTATTATGAAAATATTAGGACCAAATGATAGTGGGAAAGGTATCTTAGTTGAGTGGGATGCTGGAATTATAAATCCAAATGAATATAGGAACAGTCAAGTTATAAAAGAATCTTATGGTCAATTAGACCATTCTAAACCATTTGTTTTTTATGCTACTCTTCAAAAATACGGGGTCCCAAATAGAAACGGAAGAATTTACCCAGAAAAGATTTTAAAAAGAGAGGCTGATAAATATAAAGAAATGATTAATCGTGGTATGTCTATATCAGAATTAAATCACCCGGAATCCTCTCTTATTGATTTAGATAGAGTGGCACATCTTATTACTGATGTGTGGTGGGAAGATAATGTTTTGATGGGGAAAATTAAATTATTAACATCACCAGGTTTTCATGAAAGAGGTATTATTTCATCTAAAGGTGATGTTGCTGCAAACATGATGAGACAAGGTGTAACTATGGGTGTATCATCAAGAGGTGTGGGTTCTTTAGTTAAAAAAGGAGACCAAAATGAAGTGCAGGACGATTTTGAATTAATTTGTTTTGATTTGGTTTCATCTCCATCAACCCCTGGTGCATATCTATACTTAAATAAAGAAGATAGGCCTAAATATGAAGAAAAATTAACTGAACATGAAAATGTACAATCAATTTCAAATCCATTAAATAAATCTGTTGACTTAATGAAAAGATTATCCGATTATTTGGGTAAATAAAATTATAAGACATGGATGAAAAATATTTTGTAGCAAGAGTAACTACCGACATGGTTGATGAAAACACAGGTAAAGTTAAAAAAATGAAAGAAGAAAAATTAGTCAAGGCCTTCTCACCAACAGACGTAGAGGCAAAAGTAACAAAGGCGTATGAATCTTACACAATGGATTGGAGAATAACCGCAATTGTTGAGAGTAAAATTGACGAAGTTATAGAGTAAAAAAAATAATTTATTAATTTTTTTTGTGTGAGGTGATCGTAAGGTCACCTTTTTTATTTTATAAAAATTAAACTTTTTTAAAATATGATATATTTATTGATAAATAAACGATTAGCGTAATGCAAATTTATTAAAGAATATGGAAAATGGTAAATCGATAGTTGAAAGCACCTTATTACAAATTAAGGCTGTTGAGGACGCTATCAGCGAAAACGCAAAAGGAATACTTGCTTCTACAATGAAGGAAGAAATCAGCGAATTAGTAAGAGAATCTTTAGGTTCTAAAAGAAGAATTCGTGAACAAGAAGAAGAACCAACAATTGATGTTGAAGACGAAGAAGAAATCGACGTTGAAGATGAAGAGGAGGTTGATACGGAAGAGGATCCTGAAGGGACAGAAGAACCTGAATCAGAAATGCCCAGTGCGGATTTTGAAGGTCAAGGTTTAGAACCACAAGTTGGTGATAATGAAATGCCCCCACTAAATATGACACAGGCACCTATGCAAGATGTTTTTAAAGTATTTAAAGCAATGGGTGATCAAGATGGTATTATTGTAGTTAAAGACGAAGATGATGTCTATCTTAAAGATGGTGATAATGAATATATTATTAGAACGGGAGCAGATGAAACAAATACAGAAGAAATGATGAGTTCAAATATGAACGAAAATGTTTTGTATGAGTTAGTTCTTAATGAACAGGAAGATGATACTTTCGAATCTTGGTCTAAAGAAGTTGATGAACAAGAAGAGGAAGAATACGAATCTGAACAACATGAAAGTTACTTTGATAAGTTTGAGGTTGACGAACCTGAATTTGAAAGTAATGAAAATGTTTACGAAGTTGATTTAGAGGAGTTAGAGTCTGTTGTTGAATCTTTTAAAGCAAAAGGTATGGGATTTGGTAAACCAAAAAGTGGATTACCTAATTCTACCGTAAATAATAAAGGATTTAATG